AGAAGGGTACATCGTAGAAAATCAGCGAGGCACCATGGTTGAAAACGCATACTTCCGCGTTTATCAAACCGCCTTGCAAATGCAGCTTAGTATCATTCGCGCTCTTAGTATGACTACGCCAGCCAGTGCACCCTCCACGACCCGTAAACAGGCCAAAGATGAACAAGAAGCTGTAGCAAACCTTGAAAAGAAGGGTGCGCTTAGTCTTATTGCGAGCAGAAACTGATGACCCAGCTTCCTGAACACGTTAAAGCGGCGATACTTTGCGGACCTGTTCCTAAAATGAGGCAGTTCCGCAACCTTCCCGTAGACAAACTGACCCGTGCAGAAAAAGTTATACTGTTTGCCGAGCGTCACTTACGCATCCCGGACGGCGAACATGTGGGTCAGCCGATCAAACTTGATGCTTTTCAGGAAGCTTGGCTCCGTGCGGTGTTAGACAATCCTAACGGGACCCGTCTGGCTATCCTCAGCATCGCTCGCAGAAACGGCAAATCGTTCCTGCTGGCGGTGCTGATCCTCGCAGTTCTAGTCGGCCCTCTTGCCGAACCCAACATCACATGCGCTTCTGCGGCTAACTCAAGGGATCAAGCCTCGCTTGTGTTCCGCATGATGCACCAGATGATCCAACAGAGCCCTGACATCGCGGCGGTCACGCACGTAACTCCATCCTCGAAAGAGATACGCGGTCTACCTTTAAACACGACCTATTACGCCATGTCCGCCGAAGCCAAGACCGGACACGGTCGTTCTCTAAAGTACATCGTGTTAGACGAAAGCGGTCAGATACGCGGACCCTCTTCAGAATATACAGAAATGTTGCGCACCTCTCAGGGTTCGTATAGTGATTCTTTGTTTGCGACCATCAGCACTCAAGCTCCTAGCGATGCCGATTATTTGTCAATTATGATTGATGATGCGACCCGGTCACAAGACATTCACACGGTCTGTCATCTTTACACCTCTCCGAAAGAACTGGATCTACTCGACCCTAAAGGTATGATTGCTTCTAATCCGGGGCTTGGTGTGTTCCGCTCTAAATCAGACCTAGTAAACCAACTTACGCAGGCCAAACGCTTGCCGGCGATGCAAGCCGGTTCTGAAAACCTTCTCTTGAACCGTCGGGTGGCTCAAGAGCATTTGTTCCTTTCTCCGCAGGTCTGGAAACTCAATCGTGCCGCCCCTGACCTCGAGGTTTTCCGCAACAACCCAGTTTCAGTGGGCGTCGATTTGTCAGCTAGAAACGACCTTACCGCTGCGGTAGCGGCTGCAGTAGACTCAGAAACAGGACACGTGCATCTTCTTCCGTTTGTGTTCTGCCCGACTCAAGGTATAGAAGAGCGTTCTCGTAGAGACAGAGCGCCGTATGCGGCGTGGGTTAATACTGGAGAAATGCACACCTGCGGTGGCGCCAGTATGGATTATCAACAAATCAGCGAAAAACTGCGCGATCTGTTTTCAGATCTCGGTATAGAGCCAGCTACTATTGAATTTGACCGTTGGCGCATAGACGATTTCAAGCGGGCTTGTCAAGAAACTGGATTTGCGCAGTCTGCGATTTGGAACTCTGTGGGTCAGGGATACAAAGAACAAGGTCCGCGTTGCGATACGTTTTTGTCTCTTTGTCTTGAAGGTAAGATTCATCACGGCAACCATCCGCTGCTAAATATGGCCGCTTCCAACGCTATAGCCACTATGGACCCGGCGGGCGCAACTAAACTTGACAAAAGCCTTGCTACTCAAAGAATCGATCCTTTAGTTGCGGCGGTAGCTGCGGTGTATCCGGTTAGCGAGGGTGCAAACGGTTTAGGTTCAGACCTAGGCTGGTGGGTTGGTTAAAATAAAGCTTGACTTGTGATAAAATATAAGGTAACCGCCGAAATATGGGCGGAATCAGAAATAGACCACCCCTTAGCGTTCGCAGCCAGTCTGCGGGCGCTTTTGCCATTTCCAAACAGAGCAACGGTTCACCGGCTCCAGACAAGGGCAGCAAGCGTGAACCTGAAGCACCTCCCAGTCACCGTTGAAAAAACTGACGGCGCTTCGGGTTATGATGCCCGTTTCGTCATGTCCGCAGCCACCCCCGACCGGATGAGCCGAATAACCAAATCAATCGTCGTTAAGGCGTCTTCCGACGATCCGTACGAGTTTGTTCTTTCGTCCTCCATCGTTGATCGCGTTGGCGATATTGTCGACGTTTCCGGCATTGATGTTGCCGATTTCCGCAAGAACCCCATAGCACTTTTTGGCCACGACCACTCCCGCCCCATCGGCGTTTGGGAAGATGTCGCCGTGCGCGGCGGACAACTGGTCGGAAAACTCAAGCTCGCAGCCGCTGGAACCAGCCAGTTCATTGATGAACTCCGTTCCCTCGTCGAGCAGGGTATCCTCCGAGCCGTCAGCATCGGCTTTTCCGTCAAGGAAGCCGTCCGCCTGAAGGACACTGGCGGATATCGTTTTGTCAAAACGGCGCTTCATGAGGTGAGCCTCGTTTCCGTTCCCGCCAACCAGGCGGCACTTCGCATTCGCGGCATGAACCTTTCGTCCGATGCGATGAAAACCTTCTTCACCGGGGAGCAGCTGCCCAGCGTGCGCGGCGAAACCAGTCAGGTGACGAAAACCGGCGCCACGCGGACAGCCGACCTCCCCGAACTTGCTTCCAAAGGACTCAAAATCATGAGTATTGCTGAAAAGATCAATGCCAAGCAGGAGCGACTGCTGGCCATCAAGAACGAACTTTCCGTCCTCAAGTCTGCAGTTGAATCCGATGCCGAGCTTTCGGCTGAAGATCTCGACAAGATCGACACGCTCACCGAAGAGCAGGATGCCGTCACCAAGTCCATCGAGTCGCTTTCCAAGATCGAAGCCGGTCTTGCCAAGAAGGCCGAGCCGGTGTCGAAGCACTTCATCGCTCCTGGCGCTCACGCCCGGAAGGAAGAGCCGGGCGAGCTGATGGCCAAGGTTGCCGCTGCCCACTTCTTCGCTCACACCGAGCGCAAGACGGTGGACCAGGTGGTTGCCGAGCGTTATCGCAGCGACGACCGCGTCAACGCTGTCGTGAAGACCGCCATCGGCATTGCCGACACGACCACGGTCGGCTGGGCTGCCGAACTTGTCCGCACGGACGTGTACGGTTTCCTCGATGCGCTCCGTCCGTTCAGCGTCTACGCTGCGCTGGCCGCTCTTGGAACCCGTATCCCGTTTGGTAATGCGTCGGTGATCCAGGTTCCGAGGCGTGCCGGCGGCACTCTGGACGATCTGTCTGGCAGCTTCGTGGGCGAGGCCGGTGTCATCCCGGTCAAGCGCATGACCACTGCTTCGACGGCGCTTTCTCGCACCAAGATGGCGGTCATCAGCACGTTCTCCAAGGAACTGCAGCGGGAATCAACCCCGCAGGTCGAGGGCATCATTCGTCAGGCCATGCTTGACGATACGGCTCGCGCTCTGGACGTTGCGCTGTTCGATGGCAAGGCTGCTGTCGCCGGTGTTCGCCCGGCTTCGATCCTGAACGGTGTAGGCGGCACAGCTTCGGCGGGTGCTACGGGTGCCAATGTGATCACGGACCTCAAGGTTCTGATGAACACTCTGGCTTCTGCCAACGCCGGTCGCGTTCCTGTGATCATCATGAACCCGGCCCGTCTCATGGGCCTGGCCACGATGACCTCCCAGGTCGGCGGCTTCCTGTTCCGCGACGAGATTTCCAGCGGCTCTCTGCTGGGCAATCGCGTGATCACGTCGACCAACGTTCCGGCTGGTCAGATCATCATCGTGGACGCTGCTGACTTCGCCACCGCATTTGGCGTCGCTGAATTCGATGTTTCGGACACGGCGACCTTGACGATGGCGAACGCTGACCTGACCGCTCCGACGCAGGCTGACGACGGTAGCGGCGCTGTTGGCGCTACCGCCGATCAGGTCGTGCCCGATGGCGGCATCAACGTGGCTGGCGCCGGTGCAACTGGCGCTGCGGCGACTGGCTACACTGCGATGAGCATGTTCCAGCAGTGGAGCGTTGCGGTTCGCATGGTGATGCCGATCAGCTGGACGATGATCCGTCCCGGCGTTGTGAACCAGATCACCGGCGCTGCCTGGTAACTGAAACAAGGTGGCCGGGGTAACTCGGCCACCTCCTCTTTTGAGGTCGCGAATGTCTGATTTTACGATGGTATGGGATGGTATCGGCATACAGGTTCTTCCTGCAGCCGAAGCCGATCTTCTTATCAAGGCGGACAAGGCAGAGCGTGTCGATGCGCTTGGGAAAAGCGGGTTTGATTTCCGTCCTCGAGAATCTTTCAAGGGCTACGTTCTAATTGAAGAGCCTTATACAGATCCTGATGTTCCGGTTGTGGCTTTGCCGTTCGAAAACAAGCGTCCTCGTGGCCGTCCTCGCAAGGTGACGGCATGAAGCTTCTGCAGCGTATCAAGGCGCTTGCGGGGTTTGGTGCGCGTACTGGCGGCGTAAACCCTACGCTTGAAGGCGGATTGCCAACCTCCTGGCCCTGGCAGTGGTGGCAAAGGAATTTCAAGCCGTATGGTACTGATTCCTGCGCGACGGTTTATGCCTGTGCTGCGGCCTATGCCCAGACGATTGCGGCGTGCGCTGCCGATCATTGGACTGCCAAGTCTGACGGCGGCAAGGAGCTGGTGACAACTTCGGCATTGAGCCGTATTCTGCGATCACCGAACAGCTACCAGACGCGTTCAGACTTCATTTTGAACATGGTTCAGCAGTTGATGCTGAATGGCAACGCTTACGTTGTCGGGTTCAGAAACGCACGAAACGAATT